TCCACCGCCGTAGCACTGTCAGAAACACCACCCATCACCGGAAGCGGTACCCCGGCATTGGCTGCATCGGTAGTCAGCGCATCGGCCCTGACGTCGGCAACCCTGAGATAACGATCAGCATCGCTCGCCGATGCCAGTGCTCCATATCTGTGAAGATGGTCGAGGCTTTCGCGAGGTGTCATGACGTGGGTTTCAGCGCCGCCTGTCGAACCCAGCGCGTGGGTTGTAAGCCCCGACCCCGAACCACCAACAATCAACGAACGGCCTAGCGCCTTGGGAAGCACAATGCGGCAATGCGCTGCGTACGCCTGTGCTGCTGTCCCCTGTATGTTGCGCGTTGTCGCGAGCCCCGTACTGGTCAGGAGCGGCACATTGACGTCGTTGCAGACATTATAAAGCAGCGTGAACAGGCTTACCGTGTCGGGATTGTTACGCGTAGCACCCGAACTGGCATCGCCAATCGAACTGTCATTCATCATGATCCAGCCGGTATCGGGGGTAATTTTCATTGTCAGTTTGGCATCGCCGGTCGACGGCAGACCCAGCGCCGCCAGAAGTCCATTCTGGTCCGCCGTGTTCATCAGCCCGATCATGTACGACGTAACCGGGAATTCTTCCGCCGGGCCATCCCCCACCGTCAGCCGGGCAATCATCTTGCTGGTTGCCATATTCAGATTATGGCCGTCGTTCCAGTTCGACGGGCGCACCAGCGTCGAATCGGAGCCGTCGCCCTTGCCCGATATGAATTTGTGTTTGACCTCGATAGCCATCTACGGAGCCTTTACCGTGTACTGGACTGTATCTTCTTTAACCTGTCCGCCGCTCGTTGTCGTGATGACGTTGGCTTTATAGGATTTTCCGTCGAGCCCGGCCGAAGCATAGAACACAACGCCTTTCTCACTGGTTTCGATAGCGATTCCATCGATGACGACAGGGTCTGCATCGACCGGCGTTACTTCGAAGGTAACGTCGGTGATCAGCTCGCCGATATCGAGCCAGTCATCATAGTTAATCGAGTAGCGTTTACGCTCCTCCGGTGCTTTGAAGTATTTGCCCAAAATCATCAGCATGTCCTCCGTCGTGGCTGGATTGCCATCTCCCGCGTCCGCTCGGAATTGCCCCGCACTTCCATTGAACGGTCCTCGGCGGGAGGCATCATAATACGGTATTCGTACAGCGCACTCATGCGCCGATCTTCGAAATGCACACAGATAATTTCAGTATCGGTATAGAACGCAGCAGCAATGCCGTGCGCCTTGGCAATGCCGACAGCACTACCGACAGCAATAACAGTTCCAATACCAGCCCCGACAGCGGTCGCCGTCGCCGTGCCGGTTGCGCTACCGGCCCTCGCCTGTATGGCATTGCCAGCACCAGTCGCAACAGCAGTCCCTGAAGCACTGCCAGTAGCAGCGAGGACTGCCGTACTAGCTGCAGTCGCCGTCGCGGTGGCGGTGGCGCTGCCAACTGCGGGCTTAAGGTTGGTACCGACAGCCGTCGCGGTGGCGGTAGCGGTGGCGATACCAGCCCGCGCGATGACATTGCCGCTAAACGGCACGCCGGTTGCGTCTGCAGTGGCCAACGCGCTGCCCGCGCGGGCGACGGTCGCCGCGCCAGTCGCCGTCGCGGTGGCGGTAGCAGTGGCGCTCCCGGCAGCGCGATTAATACCAGTTCCAGCGGCGGTAGCGGTAGCCGTCGCCAACGCACTGCCGACCGAAGGAACGAATCCGGTGCCGCCAGCGGTGGCGGTGGCGGTCCCCAGCGCGCTGCCCGCAGTATTGAAGATCGCCCTGCCGGTCGCACTGGCCGTGGCGGTACCCAATGCGCTGCCAACGCTGGCAGCGGTCGCTGCTCCGGTCGCTATCGCTGTGGCGCTACCCAACGCACTGCCAACGCCATTGAATAGCGCATTGCCTGCAGCGGTCGCGGTAGCGCTGCCCAATGCGCTACCCGCAGCATTGAAGATTGCCCTGCCGGTCGCAGTCGCAGTCGCGCTACCTGTCGCCGTGCCAATACCAACGCCACTATCGGCAAACGCCGTCGCCGTGGCGGTACCCAATGCGCTGCCTGCGCTGGCGGCCGTCGCCGCACCAGCACCTGTCGCCGTAGCGGTGCCGGTGGCGCTGCCTGCACTGGCGGCCGTCGCTGCACTCGCGCCCGTCGCCGTAGCGATGCCAGTGGCGCTACCGACGGCTGGGGATATCGCCAGACCGCTCGCGGTGGCACTGGCGGTACCGGTAGCGCTGCCTGCCGCCGCCTGTATGGCATTGCTGGCACCGGTTGCCGTCGCGGTGCCGGTGGCGCTACCTATTGCTGGGATAATACCGGTGCCAACCGCCGTTGCGGTGGCGGTGCCGGTGGCACTGCCGGTGGCGATCTTCAGCCCGACACCGACTGCGGTCGCCGTAGCAGTGCCTAAAGCGCTACCAGCTGCATTGAAAGTCGCTGCGCCGGTCGCAGTCGCCGTAGCGGTGCCAGTTGCACTGCCGACAGTAGTGTTGCTGCCGGTGCCAACCGCTGTCGCCGTCGCGGTGCCGGTGGCGCTACCTGTTGCTGGGGCGATACCAGTGCCGACCGCCGTTGCGCTGGCAGTGCCTGTCGCGCTACCAGCGGCGAGTGCCAGCGCAGCGCCGACCGCATTTGCAGTCGCAGTACCAGTCGCGGTACCGACGCCGGTATCTCCCGGCACCCCGACCTGAAAAATGTTGTTTTGGAAAATGTTCGATTGGAAGATCGGTATCGCAAGCGGGGTATACGCATATTCTTCGAGGGCAACACCACCCTCGGTCAGGGTCACCGCAGTTTCAGTAACATTGCCCCAAGTATAATTGACAATCTCGACCCTTGAAACACCGCGCGCGTTACTCGTGCCAGTTGCGCTGCCAATGCTGCCTGCAATACTGTTGCTGACCGCCGACGCCGTAGCGGTGCCGAGCGCTGAACCGGCCGAGCCAGCCGACGGCGCGAGCAGCGCATTCCAGTCGCCTTCAACCGGAACCAGAAAATCGTAAGGATTGGTCCAGAGTAGCTGCGCTTCCTCCGCAGTGAGTTGCCGGTCCCATACCGCAAAGAAAAACACGGTAGCGTTCGGCCCTTCGGTCGTCGAAGCCGAATTGAATGCCGGACCGCCAGCGGTGAAATGTATACCCGCATTGCTAAAAACGTTGGTCGTGGTGCCGCTGGCCTTGAACAACCCGTCGAGATAGCCGGTTTGCGTTGCCGCCCCGGTAGTAACGTCAACCGCAATATGAAATCCAGAAGTCGGCGATGTGCCGAGATTGATCACATCGCCGTTGCCGTTGACCAACCATAGAAAAGTGCCGCTCTTTTGCAGTCCAATCGGACAATTGCCAGCGCTATCCAAAACCCCGACCCAAGTCGGGAATGTACCGGCACCGGCCGCGCCCCACTGAAACCAGCCAGCTGCATACGAGAACGGATGCGCCCAGACCGTGCGGCTGAACACTGCCGGATCACTGACCGATTGCGGCCCGCCAGCCGGAAATTTGATGCCCGTGCCGTAGGCACTGTCTTGCGATGGCGGGAATGTGCTGGCCGTGCCTTTAGTGGTCTGATGGCCGCTGATCAGATCGACGTAAAAACCCGAGCCGGTATCGAACCAGTAGGACGTCAGTCCTTGGGCGAGTGGATGCGAGGCGTCGAGTCGAACCGGCCAATTCGGTTTGGTTTGCCCGTAAGTAGTGTCAAACCGTGGCGGTGTGAATGGAAACACGTCATGTCACTTGGCGGTTGTAGCTGCGGTACTTTGCGACGTTGGCACCCGCGCCCGCCAGTGCGACGCCCATTTGATTATATATCAGAAACTTGAACTGCCCCGGCGGCAGGATGATGCCTCGAACCATCCCCTCGTTAGCCGCCGTGCCGGTCGGCACCGCAATCGAGCCGACATAATAAGAAGTCGAGGGCGGCCCGGCGGCAGAGCTACCGAAGCGGCCATCGCCATAGGTGGTGCCGTCCTGATTCAAGGGTGCCAGATAGACGCCAACATAATTCGGCGCTACCACCGCAATACTGCCGAACGCCATCGAGAAATCGCAGAACACATCCAGCGCGCTTGAGTTATCCAATGCCAGATCGCTCAGGATCGCGTTGCCATTGGCAATCGAATTCAAGGTTGACGCCGTGTAGGCGTTGGCCCAGCTCAGTCCCGCCAGACTGCCAGCAATCCATTTTTCTGTTGCCACGACCTAACTCCCTAAATCACCGGTAGCACGCTGGTTCGAATCGCACGCGCCATCCGCTGCGCCATGTAGATTGAGCCGAGATCCGGCGGATGGGTGCCGTCGCCCGATAGCCACATCGTGGCGTTGACCGAATTGGTATCCGCCGAATTATTCCACGCGCCGGTAACCCACGGCAGCGGTGTGTCGCCGTATATTGGCAGAAAAAATGTTCGCGGATCACCGAATGCGCTGACGCCATTGGATATGCCGGTTTCCACCGTCGGAACACTGGCTGAGTTGGTTGGCCAGACCCCGAATACGATGATCAGACAGTTGGCATTGGCCGAGCGAACCGCCGTCAGCGCCGAAGTTACCGCCGCCGCCACCGTTGCCGAGCTTGAACCGAAATCATTCGTCGAACCCTGAAACAGCACCACGTCGGCGGTTGCCAGCGTTGCAAGGTTCGAGCTGTCAGCGATGCGCTGGCCGTAAGTATAATCAGCTGTCGCCGAAGTCCAACCCGTGCCGCCGACGCCCCAATTCTGCACATCGGACCAACCCAATAGCCGACCGAGAATTTGCGGAACGTCACCGCCGCAGATGTAAGGTCCATAGCCCGAACCAGCGAGCATGCTGTCGCCAATGAAAATCACCTTGACGTCATCAGCGGTCGGCGGTGCCCATACCGTATCCAGCGCGCTGACGGCAACGCCGCCAAACTGACCACTCCCGGACTTGGCAGAGTCGCGAATGACCAGCCGCGTCTTGCGCTGTTGCCCTGCGGAAAAATCGAACAGCAGCCAATTGTAAGTCGCGCCGGTCGTGTACGGGATATCACCAACAGAATAATATCGTCCGTCGATCTCCACCCGCGTGTTCGGATCGGAATTGTTCGAGGTCGCAATTGCGAACTTTGGCGCATCGGTGATAAAGCCAACCCGCATCGAGGTACCGCCCTCGACCACGGAGCGGCGGCGAAACACCGTGTAGGCCCAGAAATTGCCGTTGTTAACCGGGACACCACCATACATCCGGAATTGCGTCGGCGCAGTAGTCGGATTGCGCAACAACAGGCTCGACGGCGGCGCGGACGATGATGCCGAGGCCGTCACCGTTGGCACGTAAGTATCATCCGCCGATAATTGCGGCCCACCGTAGTAAGTCCACGACACGGTGCCATCGGAATGTGAATTGCCGTCAGTGATAATGGTCGGCGGCGTCGCCCCGGTGGTGCCAGCGGTGACCGCAACGAACATCGAACCGGCGTTAGACCGCACCTCGCCCACGGTAATGACTTGTCCTGCCGCCCAAGCGGTTGGTAATTTCAATGGAGCGTTGATATAGCTATTGTCTTTTTCTGCCACGCGCGCCAGCCGCCGTAACTTCTCGGCCTTGGCATAAAAGCTTGATGCGATGGCAACCATTCACTTTACCTCATGCAGCGGACCGACCCGCCTCGCTTCCTTTAATTCCGCTTCCAATTCCTCAATCCGGGCCTGCGCCATCTGCAATTGCACGATCAGATCGCCGATCAGCAGCCGAATGCGTTGCTCCAAGTTCATAAGCGCTCCTATGGCAGCATCTTCAGGATGTGCGACTTCTGCGTCGGTGCTCCGGAGTCATAGGCGAAGATCACCTGATCAATGGCATCATGCGCCGCCGTCACGTCCGTTGCAGTGATATCGCTGCGCGGCGTTTCGCCGTGAATACCGCCGGGACCCACGCCCTGCCCGAAATAGCGTTCGATCAAGGTCGGATCCTGATTGATCCACTCGTTGAGGCCGCGCAGATCCTCCAGCAACGTGACGAACTGCTGCACTTTTGCGCCGTAAGTGCTCATGAAAGTGTTCGGGTTGGACATGTCTTAACTCCAGTTGCCGACATTGGTGACGGTATTGCTGCCGACCGGCCAACAGCGGAAGAACGAATTGATCCCCATAATGCCCGCCCCCGTCGCGCCGACCTGCGTCAGGGTAGGGATCACGGTGCCGCCCGCGTTGATCCGCATCGTGCCGCGCGCGTAGAGCACCAGCCCGGTCGAGGTGGCCGACGCCGTGATCGGCGTCGCCGTCGCTACCGCGACATAACCAGTCAGCGACGCGGTGGGGGTAATCAGTGTGGTGGCGGACTGGGCGTCGTAATAATACCCAATCGAACTGAAAGTCGCGGTTCCGAGGAAACTCAGATTGAAAGTATGCGCGGTGTTCGCGAACCCGGTCGCGTTGATCTGCATCTCGAATTCGTAGGTGGTCGAGGCCGCCAGCGTCACCGCACCGTTAGTGGAGGCGTTGAAGATCGTCTGCGGGTTGGTGTTGCTGGTAAAACTACGCGTTGCGTTCTGGATCAGCACCTGTTCGGCGCTGATCACCTGCCGCGACGACGCGACGTTGGTAGAGTAGAACGCCTTACCGTCGTTCTCGATTGATCCGGCGGCGGCAGTGGTCAGCAGCGTCCCCGCCGGGATTATCACCGGCGCGGCGGTCGCGGTGCCGGTAAGAGTGGTTAACCCGGCTAGGAACGTCCAGCGGGCGGTGTCGGTGCCGCCGTAATCCAGCGCGTTCGCGCCACCGACAACGAATTGCAGGGCGCGGATCAAGCCGCCGCCCGAGCCCTTATCGGTGCCGATTGACAACCGGTTGGCGACAAGCGTCCAGTCGAATATGCCGCGCTCGTAGCTCGTCGTGCTAGCGAAGGTATTGTAGACCCGGAACGACTGCGCCCGCGTCAGATCAATCTGCTCAACCACGCCAGTTACACGAGAGATAAACGAAATATTCTGACCGTTATCAGCTATAGCCCCAGCCGATCCGGCAATGAGCTGGATACCTCTGGCTAGAGTATCGATTGACTGAAAGTATAGCGCATCGCTCCAGATGCCGTACTCGCCCGTACCAGTGGTCGAAACAAACCGGTTATAGCAATCTGCAGCCGTCGCCTCGAAAATAGAAACCATGTTGGCGTTTGGCGATAGCACATGAAGCGCCCCGCCTGCGGCGGCGACCGCTGCGGTGATGGTGAAGCCGTTCGCCGTGGTGGTTCCAAAATCAACTTTCGCGCCGTTCCCGAGATCAATAGCGAACTGGGCTAGGCCGGGACGTCTCAGAGTAATATCTGTACCGAAGAAAATCTGGGCAGCGCTTCCAAGTTTCAGATAGTTGTTGGTGTCGTCCCAGAACAGGTTGGCGTTGTCCTGCGTGTAGACCCCCGACGCGCCCGCGAACACAATCGAGCCCGCCGTGAACGCGCCCGCGCCGGTGCCACCATTGGCCGGATCAATCGTGCCCGTAATGACATGCGCCGCATTCCACTCGGTGGTGCCGACCGGCGAGGTGCCGTCGTCGGCGACCACCACAACGGTCGAGTGGGTGATCGACGCGGTCACGGTTTACCCTCTATGCGTCCCAGCAGTTTCCGCATCGTTTGATTTCTAGCTTCAGCCATCCGCTCCGTGACAAAGGGCGAATCGTCGATCCTGCCGTCGGCGTGCGCTTCAAGCACCGCATTTTCCATCGACTCCCGCACCAGTCCCATGATCGGCTTGAGGATCGGGTTGCGCGAATTGACTGAAATGCCGACCGCTCTAGTAATAACGGGGTACATCCGTTCAGCGCTTTGTCGCATTTCATCGGGCAGACCCGACGGGATGCTGCGTTCCAGCAGCCAGCGATGGCTATAGGCGCGCAACTTCAGCACGATGTGGTCGGACTGGGTCCGGGCATGATGCAGCGTCGCTAAGGCTTCTTCGTCGCTGTCGACCTGCGGTAGATGTGGAAACACATGCTTCCACAACTTCCGCATCAAAGCGACGTCAAGCGTTCGCATGCAATCAACAAACGCCGCGCTGAAACCGGTCTGCGACGCATTCATGGCTAATCCAGCGTAATCACGGTTGCTGTCGTCAACTGCGGGGTGACGCCGTTGCCAGTGGAGATGTTTGGCGAAACCGTACCGTAGATATGGACTTCCTGTGCGCCAGTCGGCGGCGTGGCATTGGACTTAGCGGTGGCAAAATGTGTCACCGTACCGGGATTCGCGGTCCCCGCCGGAAACGTGATTGCTGCTACCGGGTTGACGTGATCGCCAGTCACGGTCCAGCCACCCGAGGTGCGCAGCACGTTGACTCGCGCGTAGCCGGTGTAAGTGGCTTCTACGTTGTTGGCGGCAAGAGCATCAGTCACATCGGCGCTATGCAGCGAGACGCCGATATTGGTCTGCGGTGTCGTAGCAGCGTTGTCGGCCATGTTGGCCCACGCCGTCGCGTTATAGATCAGTTTCAGGATGTTAGTTTCGGCGACGTCAGAAAAACCTACCATGATACTCTCCTGCTGGTGCGACTATCTCCGTCGCGAGTTGGTTGAAAACTGCTGGGGGTAGACCCACGCCTGCGCCTTGTAGACGTTGCGATGGGACGCTTCATTACACGCAACTGATATTGCCCTGCGATACGCCGCCATATGAGCAGACCCGAGCTGCGCATTGGTATAGGGCTTGGCGGGCTGCAGCATCATCCGCCCCAGCACCCCATCGAGAATGCCGGTGCCATACTTCTCAAGTACCCATGACGGGAATTCAGGGTAACCGTCACGCTGCATTGGATCGACGATACTCAGCGCTACCGTGGCCGTAAAAGTACCAACTTCACCGGGTGGCGTCAGCAGAGTTACTTCGCCGGGTAAATCCATCGCTGCAGTCTGCCGGAAGTCATTGACGGAGCGCACGCCCATCAACCGGACGATGGCCGAGACGCTCTCGGGCTCGATATAATAAATCGTCCCTGCCGGTTCACCGAAAACGGAACGTCTTCGGTCCAGATCGAGGTATCCCGAAAAAACTTGTCAAGCACGTTGAACAGCTCCAGCAGGATCACATTGTCCAGTGACCCCGGAAGCGAGGTGCGGGCGTTCTTGATCAGGCGTTCGGTTGCATAGCTCATGAGATCGTCATCAGTTGCTGGGTGAACTTGCCGATGAACGCCGCCGAGCGGGCGTCCTGCGTATCCTCCTCATCGCGCAGCTGCGCAAAGCCGACCATGAAAAACAGGAACGGCGTGCGATACTGCTCGTCCATCGCGAATAAAGTACCCGCCGCAATATCATCAACAATGAATTGCGGAATGGCGCTGACTTCCAGAAACAGATCCGGCCGGTTACGCCGGGCTGTCATGATGCCCAGATTAAGCGCCGCAACCAGATCGGCTTGAGGGTAGCGATAGGTTTCCACTGTGTCCTGCAACAGGACACGAGCTTCAGCCACATAGTCCGCCACGGTGCCAAGCGCCATCGCTTCCTCCCTAAACAAGCAGGCGGCTGGTTACCCGGCCGCCCGCATTGCTGTAGGCATTTAGCCGACGGTGACAACCGCTTGTGCGAGCGCCGTGCCATCAACGACCTTGTGGCCGAAGACCTGCAAGCCCCTCATGATCGTACCGAAGGTTTGCTCGGACCGCATCGTTTCCATTTTGGTCATTTGCGATGCGAACGTCAGCCCATGGGCGTGGCCCGCATAGATCAGATACTCACCTGCAATCAGACCAGCAGTCGTGCCAGCGGGTAGCAGGTTGGAAGTGTAGAGCGTAAAGCGATCCACCATGCCGATCCGGCCATTGCGCAGGATCGAAGTGGCATCGCCCGACAGATAGGCTTCGCGCAGTTCGCTCATCTTGATCAGCGTCGCCGCCCATGTCGGCAGCACGACCCAGCGTCCGGTCTCCGGGATGTTCTGTTCGTCCAGCGTCTGGCCGAGGCGCAGGATAGCGTCGAGAATTTCAACCTTGCCTGCGGCCGGGCTGCGGGCAACGATTGCCAGCGGACCGGTTGAACTGACGCCGAGATTGATGGCAGCGGAAATCCTGCCAGCCGTCGCGCCACGATTGGTGGTTACCGTGGCCTGATCCTTCATCGCCGCGAGCACCGCCGTGTCGATCTGGATCTTCATTTGTTCGGCGGCGTCGTCACTCCACATGCTGAGCATATTCAGATCGCTCTGCACGTCCATGACATCGTCGAGAATGGTATTGAAGTATTTGCCCTTGTCGATCAACAGATCGAGCACGTTGCCGGACGGACGCTGCAGTGCGAGCGCCATATCGGCTTGGTAGTCGCTGATCGTGATCGTCGGCTTGGTGCGGATTCTTACCTTATCGCCTTGGTTCTTGATCTCGCCTTCGTAATCGGTATTGGAGATCGCCGCAAGCACTGTGCTCGCGTAAAACTTTTCAACGAGTTTGCCCGACCAGATCTCGGGAATGAACCCGGTTTGTCCGAGAGTATTCGAGACGCCGCCAACGGGATAAAGCGTGCCGCCTGATGCTACTGGAAATGACGTCGTATATGTCGACATCGGGGGTGACTCCCAAATTGAGAAGGTTTATCGGATACGCCCCTCCCGCTCCGCTTCGAAGATCATGGCTTCGAGTTGGTTCTTCTCTGTCTCCCGCCCGCGATACTTCTGCGCGGCCGAGTCGGCATAGAACTGCGAGATCTGGGCGCGGGTGATAACGGGCTTCTCAACAGGGACGTTGGTCGTCGCTGAAGTCTTGGCTCTGCCCGGTGCGGCGAAGGCTTCGAGCGAGAGCTTGCCGTTTGCGGCAGGCTGTGGCTCTTGCCCTTGCGGGACGTAGGCAGCCTCCTGATCAAGGAAGCCTTTGAAGAAAGACAGCACACGGGGAGAGTTGCTCTGCGCGTATGCCGCCCTCAACAGATCATGCTTGATAGCACCGGAGTACATGTCTGGCAACGCCAACCATGCTTTGAACTCTGGCATGAAGTTGATATCGCGCCATTGCGGCAGTGCACGATCCAGACTGGCTTCCATCTCGGACTGCGCCTTGGCGGCATTCTGTTCGGCGTTACCCTTGAACTGCTGTTCCAGTTTTGAGAGCTGGCTGCGCAGCGCGGTGACTTCCGGATTGAGTTCTTCCTTGGCACGGCGCGCGACGACGCCAAGAAACTCGCTTCCATACTCGCTGACCTCTTCGGGGGTCAGCAGGCTCTGCGGGCGCAGTTCGTGCGGCGTTTCCGGAGTTACCTGCTGCTGCATCGATGCCATCAGATTCTGTAGCGACGCGATCTGGCTGCTCATACCCAAGATATCGTTTTCGGCGCGTTTGTACCGGCCTTCCATTGATCTGTAGCGGCGTTCCCAACTTTCTTCACTCTCGGGCGCGGGCGTAGGCGCGGGCGCTGCCAGAGGTGCAGGCTGTGGCGTGGACGGAAACGGCAGCTCATGCTGCTGCGGCGGAGTTGCCTCTACCGGGGGAGCGGAAGCCGCCTCACCCTCGGGAACAGAACCAGAAACTTCCTCTACCGGGGGCTCGCCGCGCGCGGCGCGGAAGGCGGCATCCGCCGCCGCTGCCTGTCTTCGTACTGCCGGGGGGATAAACGTATTGGGATCGTCGACCAGCTTCTGCTTGGCTACCATCGTATTTTCTCCTTGAAAGCGTGGCCTAGGGCTTACGGGGCGCTAGGCGAGGCCTTCCTGTGGATATTCTCAGCGATCTTCTTGCAGTCCTTGAGCTGGGTAACGAGCATCGCACATGCCTGCGCGCGACCCTGCGCCACCGCAAGCATGCTGATATCAGCCGAAACACACTCCCCCATCCGTTGTCCGGCGTAATTTTCAAGTGCGGCAATGAACCTGTCCCAACCCACAGGCGTTTCGCGCGCGAGATTGGCCGCTGCCAGAACCAGTTCCTTGTCGTTCAATATTTCACCTCTGCCATCTCCAGTACGTTCGGCAGGTCGGCGGTGCTCTCGCCGGTCGGCGTCAGCTTGGCGTAGTTGTTGATCGAGCGCTGCCACGCTTCACCGCTTGTAAGCTGGTTCACGGCCGCACGATTGGGGAGCAGCACTTGCTCCCCCTTGCCTTTGTGGTGGATCATTTTCTGCATCGTCAAGTCGTGTAGACGCTGTGCACGCCGGACTGCGTGCCCGTGGTGTTGATTGCGGTGCCGCCGGGCGAAGCCGCAAACTGGAACGTACCTGCCGCCAGACCGGTCGAGATGACGTAGTAGGTGGTGCCCGCAACGATGCCGGTCGGCAGCGCTCCGGTGGTCGAGAACTTGATCGCCTGCCCGGCCAAGAAGCCGTGGGTGGCCAGCGAGACGACGGCGGGTGAGGCAATGGTGACCGTAGCGGTCCGGGCGTTGATCCTGCTCTGCAGCTGGACCAGCTTGGCTTCCCAGTCCTTGCGGTCCAACAGGTTAGTTCTTTGAGCGGCGGGAATGCCTGCTGCCACCTGCAGTGCGTTGATCTGGGCGGCGATGTCGCCGTCGTCGACATAACGCTTGATCGGCGTGATGCTGGCCGCCGTCTGCGCCAGCGGGATGAGTTTCTCAAAGTCGTTGTCGTCGACTCTGGTATAGCCAGTAACCGGCATTCAAGCCTCCTTTATCGCAAAATTGCGATATTACTTGCCGGTGACGCCCGGCCGACGCGGGTTGGCCGACTGCTTGCCGAACATATGGGTCGAGCCGCCCTTGCCGAACTTACCGCCAGAACCGGACTGCGCCTTGCCGGTGCCAGACTGCGACAGCGACTTCCTCGGACCAGCCGACTGCTTGCCGAACATGTGAGTATTGCCGCCCTTGTGGAAAGCGGGTGTGCTGCTCTTGATCAGTTTGTCTTTAGCCATAATGTTCTCTCCTGTTTATGGGGGTTAACCCGCGCCGCCTTGAACGGAATTGGTACGCGGACCCTGATCACCGTTCATGATCGGACCTTGCTGGCCACCTTGCGCCTGCGCGCCTGCCTGTGCCTGCTGTGCCATCTGGGCTTCCTGCTGCTTCTTCTTCAGCTCGTCATCCGACGGCACAACGGTATCGCCGTCGATGCCGATGCCGTTGGCGACCTTGCGCAAGACGTTAGCCCGCCCTTCGACGCCGATGATGGCGGCGTCCATCGGGTTGGCGGTCGCGGTCAGGAATTCGATCTGGCGGCTTCGTTCGGTCTCGCGCTGGATCGCAACGGCAACGCCGCGCACCCGGACGGTCTCCTCGCCGGTCAACATGCCGCTGCTATCGGTCAGCATGATCATGTCGAACAGATTCGAAAGCAGCCCCTGCAGCACGTCGCGGTCGACATTCGCCGCTACTGTCTGCAGGATTTTCGAAGCATTGCCCATCAGCATCGCCAATCCGCTGGCGGTGCGGCCCGCGCCTCCCGACGTATTACCCGATAGATATTTAGGAATGGCCGATAGTTCATCGGCAAGATCGGAGAACTTCTGATAAGTCTGCAGCAGCTCGCCCGCATTGGAGTTAGGTTGGAAGAAATCAATCGGTTTCTGGGCGCTGGAATTATTACCCATAGGGTCGGAGGTGACGCGCCAGCGCTTCCACGGATATAGATCCTCGCCGTCCTCATCGGGAGATAATCGATCCGTGTTGACGACCACTTGCGGCCCTGACGATATGGAGAGATTATTGACCAGCGCGCGCAGCGTTGCATTGCATACTTCCTGAATATCGCTCAGGATATCCGGCAGGCCGTTGCCGACCGGCGTGCCCGGCACCTTCTCGAAACTGGTGATGAAATACGGATGACGCTTGCGCGGGGAGGGTGAGAACTGGACCTTGATGACATGACGACCTATGAGCCACGCCTGAACCATGTAGTCTCGCATCGGATCGGGGATGGTCTTCTTGTCCATGCCGTATTCGAGCAGCATCCGCCCCTGTACATTACCGTGATACTCAAGGCACGAGATCAACCCGGACCGGTTCATGTTTGGGTTCTCACGGGATTCCTGATTAGCCCGCTCGGCGTCCGTGGTGTCCCAGTCTTCATTGAGCCCGCCCCGGCCATACTCATCAAGGACGGCCCGGATCTCGTCAACGTTGTAACCGGGCAAATCCAGCAGATCATTAAGGTCCGCGCGCGTCACTCGCGTGCGTTCGACGACGGCGGCATCCTCGATATCAGCGGCACCGGACGTCCACCAGATGTCGAACGGCGAAACCCGCAGCCAGAACAGCCGTGGCTTCTGCTGGACCGTCGCGCGGCCGCCGTTCCAGACTACCTGCGGCACGATCTTGACAACCGGCCCCTTGATGCACGCAAACGGAAACATCGGTAGATCAACCAGAAACGCTGCCAGCGCTTCATAAAACTTCCCTTCGGAAAGTATTTCATCGATCTTGTCTTCGGCAACATCTGCCTGCGCTGCAGCTTTTTTCTTGGCGGATTGTCGCGCCGCTTCCATCAGGGAAAAAGTCCTGTCACGTATCGCCATAGCATCGACGGGTTGTCCTGCGGCAGCCTGATGCTGTGCTTCGGTACCGACGAGCTGGGATATTGCCGCAACGATCTCGGGGGGAACGTCGGGATCGTCGGGTGGCTCCAGTCCCCATGGCCGTTCGTTTGACAGGTAGACATCCCGGAGCAGGGAGGAAGCGCCCCGGCATTTCATCGAAATCAGACGCGCGTAGACTTCCGAACCGCCGAACTGCTTGATCTCGGCGAGCTTGCCCGCATCGTACTGGCCGTTGAACACCCGCAGACAGGACAGCAGCCGTTCACTCCAACCCGCAGATGAATTGTTGCGATGGCGCTTGAACTCGTCGAACTCGGTGCGGATGAAGCCCGCCAGTGAAGAAGCTACTTCCTCCGGTATCTTTTTCGCCGCCGCTGTGGCTTCGTCCTGCGCCTTGATGGCGGCATTGAGTTGCGCGGGCGGTACCACCCGCAATACGCCGCGCCCGCCGAACGGCGGCGTGGCTTGACTTACGGGCGTTGGAGGCAATGCCATGCTAGACTTCTACAGGATTTAAGCTTGAGGTGCATGTACCATGAACACAGTCATCAGCCCTAGCAACAGCGATCTCGATCTGGTTCGACTGGCGCGCGAAATCGCGATGGATATCCTCCCGCTCGAAAAAATACTCGAACAGTATGCGATATCCGACGAAACATGGTCGCAACTACAGCTAAACACCAAATTCAGGATGCTGCTCGGCAGCGAGGTCGAGTCGTGGAGTTCGGCGCTCAACACCAAAGAGCGGGTTATCGTGAAGTCGGCGGCGATGCTGGAGGAGTGGCTGCCGACCCTGAATGCCCGGATTCATGATTCCGAAGAGGCGCTGCCAGCGGTGGTCGAGGCGGGCAAGATGCTCGCCAAGCTTGCCGGTCTGGGTGAAAAGGATATCAGTTCGACCGTGGGCGAGCGCTTCGTGATCAACATATCGATGGGACCACAAGCCGAACCGGTATCGTTCTCCAAGGACGTCACGCCAGTTAAAATTATAGATAACGAAGCAAATCCATCATGAAGCAGATCAATTACACTGCACCGCCGACCTGCGGCCGCTTCATGCAGAGCGCCGCGTTTGGAAGACTGCTGGCGGGGCCGGTAGGAAGCGGCAAGACGACGGCGTGCGTGTTTGAATTATTGCGGCGAAGCTGCGAGCAGGCGCAGGCGCACGACGGCATCCGCTACACCCGCTTCGCGATTGTGCGGCAGACTTTGAAGCAGCTGAAAGACACGGTGCTGAAGGATATCCTGTCATGGCTGGAAGGAATGGTCAGCTATAAGGTAAGCGATAACACTGTGTATATCAGCATGGGCGATGTGAGGAGCGAATGGATACTCATTCCCTTAGACTCCCCGGAGGATCAACGACGATTACTATCGATGCAGTTAACGGGTGTGTGGATGAGCGAAGCCATTGAGATGCCGGTGGATCTAGTCGACTCATTAGCTGGTCGTTTGGGAAGATATCCGTCGGCAGTGATGGGCGGAGCGACTTGGTTTGGAATGATTGCCGATACCAACATGCCGACGGAGGGTAGCGAGTGGTACAAGTTCATGCACGAGAACGTAGCCCCGGACTGGCAGATCTTCATCCAGCCCGGCGGACTGGAGGAGAATGCCGAAAACCTGAACTGGCTGCACCAGACCACCGAGACGATGAAGCTCAGGCTGGACAGCGAGGCGCGGCTGGCGCAGGGCAGAAGCTACTATGAACGACTGGCGCGCGGCCGCAACGCCGACTGGGTATTGCGCTATGTCCACGCCAAATACGGCAATGATCCAAGCGGCACGGCGGTGTTCCGGGAGTCGTTCAACAGATCGTTTCATATCAGAGACAATGTGCTGCCGGTCTCAAGCCAGCCAATCATGGTCGGTCAGGACTTCGGGCGCGACCCCTGTTCGATCATCGGGCAGCTGGATCACAAGGGGCGACTGCTGGTGCTCGAAGAAGTCATCGCTGAAGATATCGGACTGGAAAAGCATATCGAGCAGGCGCTGCGTCCGCGATTGATGGATGTAAGGTATATCGGGCGTCCGGTCGCGATCATCGGCGATCCGTCGGGGATTTCCAAAAGCTCGATCTACGAGGAGACCACATTCGATGTCATCAAGCGAATGGGACTGCACGCCTTCCCGGCTCCCACCAACGATATCGATCCGCGTCTACGGGCCGTCGAAGCTTTCCTACTGGGGCAGAGGGATGGAGGCCCCGCCTTCATTATTGACCGGGAACGATGCCCGGTTCTTGTTAGAGCACTCGGAGGTGGTTACCGTTACGCCAAGACAAGAAGCGGACTAAGGAAGCTCTCGCCCGACAAGAACGAGTACAGCCACGTCGCCGACGCGCTGCAATATTTATGTTTAGCGGCGCATGGCGGCATGAACAACATGATCACCAAGCGGTTGACGCTGCGGCCGCGCGTAGTCCGGCAGAAGATGCGCGCAGGCGCGTGGACATAGAGGCTGCGAGTAGCAGCTAGCTTGGACATAACATCGCGCGCCAGCGCGAGGGCTTGGACGTAACTTACGGCGCTCAGGCGACCGGCAGCTGGCAGAGCACACCGTCAGCTGGCGGTGGCAGCTCGGGCCGGGGCTCATAGTCGCGGATGCGGGACGTCAGCTGCTGCCGTTCGACTTCCTCCATCACCCA